GCATCAAGACAAATAAATGTAGATCCTTTACCAGGTTCTGGTGTTTTATCTGAGGTAATTACTACTGGTAACCAAGTACAATTAATTACACCTGGCACAATATGTTTTAACTCTGCTGGTACAGGAATTACATATACAAAGATAGTTAATAAATCTGGATCAACAGCAAACATAACAGTAACACTTACATATATTGTGTTGGAGGGTTAATATGTCAGAGAAAATCTATATTGTCACTCTCCATAGTAGAGAGGACTTGGAAGGATTTTATGATGATATGAAGGACAATGGGTTTCGTTTAAATATGAAACGTCCTATCAGTAGAAACACACACTACTGGATGACCGATGAACAAGCAGAACAATTAAAGCAAGATCCTAGGGTGTGGGATGTAGATTTACGTCCAGAGGATAAAGGAATATATCCTAAGAGATGTGTCACACCAACTGATGATCAAGTAAGTAGAGAAATTCAAGGAAGTTTTTGGAAAGGAAGTGGAATTGATACTCTCAACAGCAAACCATGGGGTCTTTCACATACTATAGATGCTCAAGGTGTGCATAGAGGTAAAGGACAGTTTGGATCAGTTGGAGGAAGTTATGATCAATATGTTGCAGCTATAGCATCTGATGATTATGAAGGTGCATGGGGTGACGGAAGACATGTAGATATAGTTGTTTGTGATGATCCTGTATCTTATGACTGTGGTGATTGGATGGGTTTTGCAGGAAGCAGATTCGTTCAATACCAGTGGTTCAATGAGTTGAATACTGAAGTGTCATCTATTGATGATGACGGTGAGACTTTACCTACTGGATCTATAACTTATCCTGATCATACAAACAATCCTGAGTATCATGGAAATCATGTTGCTGGAACTTGTGCAGGAAATTATTATGGACTTGCAAATGAAGCAAACATATATTCATTACAAATTCTAGGAACAATGCTTTCGGGTCAGACTCTACCCACACTATTGTTATATGATTATCTCAGAGCATTTCATAGAAAGAAACCTATCAATCCTGTAACTGGATATAAGAACCCTACAATATCAAATCATAGTTGGGGATATAGTACAGAGTCATCTTTAGAATCAGAATTTCCTAATGGTATTGCAATTGGAAATGTTTTAGAAGTAAACTATAGAGGTGTACAATACAATGCTAGTAATCCTAATCCTAGTGGTTGGTCAATGTCAGGATTAGAAATAGACTTTGGTATTGCTCCTCTTAAATGGAGTATTCCTGTCTCACTTACATCTGTTAATGCTGATGTAGAGGACGCTATTGAAGATGGTATAGTAGTTATTGGTGCTGCTGGCAATGATAACTTTCATGTTGTACCACAGGGAGATCAAGACTATAATAATTTTGTTATCTTCCAAGGATATATTGGCAATGCACCAGTCTACTTTAACAGAGGTATGTCTCCTTCTGCTGCACCAAATGCAATTATGGTAGGATCATTGGGTGCTGATGCACAATTTAAGAGATCAACCTTTACAAATTTCGGTCCTAGAATAGATGTGTTTGCACCTGGTACTAGAGTATTATCTGCATGGGCAAACCCTTCTGTTATTGCAGGAGGTTATGCAGGAGTAGGATTTGTTGATGCAAAATATGGTGGTAACAACTGGATGTATCCTATTAGTGGAACCAGTATGGCATCACCACTAATTACTAGTGTTGCAGCGATGGTTGCTAGTGCTAGGAGAACAGATAGATTTAGTAATGATGATCTCCGTGCATACTTGAATAACAATAGTATCTTTGGTGACATGACCTTTGATGCTGGTGCAACTGATCAAGGAACATTTGCTGACGACTCATGTAGGAAAGATAGTCCTAACAAATATGTGGTAACAAAAAATCCTAGAGAAAAAAATGGTAACTTACAAAGTAAAGTAGGAGACAGAAGAAGTGGTAACGTATTTCCTAGACCTAAAAAATTAAATGCTGCTAATGGATTTCCTAGTGGTATCTTATCTACTTCATCACAGTTATCAATACAAAAAGAATGGAAGAATATTATTAAAGATCCTGCAACTGCTGGTTTATATAATTATCTTTCTGATCTATACATCCCTACTAATGAGGCAGGTCCTACAGGATATCCAGTAATGATTTGTTTACATGGTAACGGAGGTAATGGAAGTGTTATCAATGATCCAATTTATCAAACACTAGGAGATCATATTAGAGTAGGTCCTTATGGTTCTGGAAACAGTTGGAATATAGTTGATGAAAGTAGTATTGCTCCTGACATAGAATACTTAAAAAATCTTATCAAGTTATTAAAGACATTTACAAATGTAGACAGCACAAGAATTAGAATCTCTGGTATATCTAATGGTGCAGCACTAGCATGTAGAGCGTTCGTTGAGATAGATGATCCTGCTGTTGATTTAATTGTTCCTATTGTATCTCAGTTTCATATTAATGAGGTAAACAATTTCACACAGTTCTTTATGCCAACAGATCATTTAGATACTACCAGTGCTGCAGCAGATTATGGTTATAATGTTCAGAAAGTTCCTGCTGCTGGTAGAAAAATATTAATGATGCAGAATACTAATGATAATGTCATACCTTATAATGGTGGTTCTGGTGTTGGTATTCAATTTATAGGTGCTAGACTATGCACATATCGTATGGCACAAGCTATGGGATGGGTAGGAGGAGAACAGAATACTGGACTAACATATCAAGGAGACGCAGCAACACAACTTTATCGTTATAATATTAATGGAAATGCAAATGAGGTAGTTCATTGTGCAAGTAATGCTGGACATGGAATCAATGCAAAGATGATTACTTTGTTTGAGGAATGGGTTGAGAGTGATGGTCAGACAATTACAGTTACAGCACCATCTAATACATATAATATAACTGTACAAGCATTTAGTAATGTTAACTATACACTTAATGGAAATGATAGGAATGGATTGGTAACTGGTAACGATCCTACAGTCACTGTACAGGCAGGAGACACAATCAATTTCAATGTTAATGCTGGAGGACATCCTTTCTATATTAAGACAGTTTATGTTGGTGGTACTTCTAATCAAGTAACAACAGGAACCATAACTGGAACGCAAGGACTAACTAACGGTACAATATCTTGGAACACAACAGGTGTGTCAGCAGGGACATATTATTATATCTGTTCTCCACATGCATTTCTTGGTATGGGTGGATCAATTGTTGTCACATAAATAAACCTGAGCAGTAGTATTATTTGGTAGATAAATGGCAGATCGTTTTCCGTTAATAGTAAATGCGGTTTCTCAAAAGATTGAGGAACTGATTTCTGGTGACAATTTAGAATTGTCTGGTAATAATATAGTCATCAGTGGTGACACAGGTGCAGGAAAATACCTGACCAGTAATGGTAGTGTTGTTTCGTGGGGAACGCCTGGTGATGTTTACTTAACACAAAACCAAACATTAGAAAATAAAACATTTACATCATGTATCATTTCTGGATCTGCTAATACTCTCAGTAACATACCAAACGCTGCTCTCTCAAACTCTTCAATCCAAATAAACGGTGCTGCTATTGCTCTAGGTGGATCCGTTACAACACCAAATGACAACACTACTTACTCTGTCAGTGCACAAGATGGTATCAATAACAATACAAAAGTTATTAGATTAACTGCTGGTGGATCAGGAACTGGAAATGATGATGTCAGTATTGCTGTAGGTCCTCCTGCTGCTGTACCTGGCGGATCAAATGCTCTTGCTTTAGCAATCAATAGAGTTGGTGAAGTTATTACAATATCTGGTACAGCACCTGACGCTGACACCATAACAACATTGAAGTCTGGAACTGGTGGTACAGCACAGACTGGAGATATTACAATTGCTGCGACTGGATCTTCTACAGTATCTCAGGACACAGCATCTAAAACTATTACGATCAACTCAACATATGTTGACACGATCACAAAGATGAGAGCAACCACAGGACAAGTATTAAATCCTGGCAACTTTACATTCTTATCTGGTGGTGCTACTACTGTTGCTCAAGGTGTAGATGGTAATGGTGACTCAACAATTACATATACATCTGTTGATACAATCACAAGAACAAAAGGTGGAGCAGCTGGAACGTTTGTAACTGGTGATGTTGAGTTTACTGGTGGAGCAAACGTCACAGTATCACAAGCGGGTAACACAATCAGTATTGCTAGTGTAGACACAAACACAGTAACTAGACTTTCATCTGGTGCTAACGCTGTGACTGCAGGAGACTTTAAGTTTGTAGGAACTGGTGCTACTAGCATTTCACAAGCGACTGCTGGTGGTGTAACAACATTCACAGTCACATCTCAGAACGATGACACTGGTGCATCATTGACAGCATCTTCTGGTCTTATATTATCAGGAACAGATTTCCAATTAAAAAATGCTGGTAACTTAAGTGGTAACCAATTAATAAAATGGGACTCTGGTAACAGTCAGGTAGGAAATAGTTTGATTTCTGATAACGGGTCTACTGTTACTATTTCTGGTGACTTAGTAGTAGATGGTACACAAACTGTTCTTAATACACAGACTCTTATAGTAGAAGACAATAATATTGAATTAAGAAAGGGAAATAATTTAGTTGGAAATGATGGTGGTGTACAGGTAAACTTAGAATCAGATGGTAGTGGATCTATCACAAAATATCAGGCACTACAATGGTATAACTCTGGTGGATATTGGAGAGGATGGGATGGTTCTGTTGAAAGAAGATTCGTTACAGAGAATGAGACACAGATTCTTTCTAACAAAACTCTTACATCTCCAACACTTACTTCACCTAATATTGGTGCTGCTGTTGCGACATCAGTTAATGGTCTTATAGTTAGCACAACTGCATCTGCAACTCTAGACATTGCAACATCTAAAGTATTAGATGTAAACGATTCTCTAACATTAACATCAGATAACCCTGCTGCAACAATTGCTGTTAACTTCAGAGTTGGTGGAGACGTAGCATATAGATCTGATACTCTTGCATCATTCTCATCTACCACATCTACACAGATGCGTGGTTTGATTACAGATACAACAGGATTAGATAAGTTAGTATTCCAAACCAACCCTACAATTTTAACTGGTATTACTACAACATCTGCAGGATTTAATTTAGTTAATACTGGTGCTACAAGTATATTATTTGGTGGTGCTGCTGGAAGTATCGTCATGGGTGCATCAACTGGTGACACAACTATCAACCATGATTTGATAATAAAGGAAGATCTTACATGTGGTGTTGATACAAATGATACTGCTACATTTAATGGTAATGTTAACATTGAAAATGCAGACTTGGTAATTCGTGGAACATCATTAGATCCAATGTCATTTGGTAGAGGTGGTGGTGCTGTAAATACAAACACTCGTGTGGGTGTATCTGCACTTGCTGCAAACACTTCTGGATCTCAGAACACAGCATTTGGATACCAAGCATTGTTCACAAATAATATTGGTGCATCAAATACTGCAATTGGCCACAGGGTTTTGAGGGCAGCGGGTGTCGGAAATAACAATATTGGTATTGGTAAAGATGCATTGCTTGTTACACTTTCTGGTAGTAAGAACCTTGCGATTGGTAACAATGCAATGGAAACAAACCAGACTGGTAGTGGTAACGTCTGCATCGGACACTATGCTGGTTTTGATGTACAAGGTAGTAACAACGTTCTCATAGGTCCTGCATACAACGAGACTTCTGCTGATGTAACATTCAGACCTCCAAATATTAGTGGAGATAATCAACTTGTTATTGGTTCTGGTGGACAAGCATGGATACGTGGTGACTCTAGTTACAATGTTAGTCTTAGTCAAGATCTTACTATTGATGGAGACACACTTGTCAAAGGTGACCTTGTAGTTAATGGTACTACAACTACAGTTAAATCTAATATTGTACAGATTGCAGACAAAGCAATTGAACTTGCTTCTGTTGTAAGTACACAGTTTACATGTACTGCTGTATCAGGATCTCCAAATATCGTAGCGATTGCTCCTACACTAGGACTGATACCTGGCATGGAAGTTACATCAAACACTGCTGGTATTACAGTTCCTGCTGGAACAATCATTGTAAGTATTACAAATGATACAGCGGTATTGAGTAACAACGTAACAGGATCTGGTACACCTACATTCAGTGCGATAGGTCCTTCTGATACTGCTGC